GCTGTGGGTTATTCGTCGCCATCTGCCCGCCTTTAAGCTGCGGTGATGTCTAAGTCACCTGTCGGTATTTTCAAGATGTCGCCTGATGCGATTGTTTTGGCTGTGGTGAAGGCGCCGTGAATTAACAGGTTGCCGGCACTAGACGCATCGAAGATGCCGAAGTGTGACACGCTGCCCCAGCTACCAGTGGCCGCCGCAAACTCAATCGCTGCGCTGTTTGACGTTGTCCCACTTGCCGCTGCGCTAAACGTAGCCGCCACACGGCTGTAGTTATTGCCGGTCAGCTCGGTGCCACTGTTATCGTCGTTAAACGACGCGGTAGACAAACCAACGTAAACTGCTGCTGGCATCGTGTACGACCCAACAGATAAAATATGGTCGAGAATTTCATTCTCTAAATAATCGCTCATCGCGCTCATGCTTTACTCCACTGATGCGTTTTGCCGTTGATAGATGCTGCTCATTTGCAGCGACCCAGTACCGTAATGGGCGCGCTGCTCATCTCGGCGGATTTCGTCTATGGCTAAGTTGAACCGCTGTAGATATTGAGCCGCACGCTGCTCATCTAGCAGGTAAGCATACGCTTCGGCCAAAGCACCGTAAAGGTAGGCATCCGGCGAGCGGGTCAGGATGTTGTTTGTTGCGTTTGTGGCAGACAACGCGTTAATCGTGCCGATATAGACAATCTCCAAAGAATAGGTCGTGTCAGGCACGGGCCGCAGCTTAATCTCATCGCCGATAATGCTGTAGCCAAGTGGCTTACCCTGACCGCCGGACGCAAACTTTTCGTCGAGTGCGACTGGACTGTAGTAAGACAGAACAGTCAGCGGCGTGGTGTTTAGCTTTACTTCTCGCACCTCACGCAAGTCGGTCGGCAGCGACAGATACTCGTTACCGCCAACTGTGCTGGCGGTTGCGCGCTTTTCCTGACTGCGGGTCTCCAGCTCTCGGCTCATGCGTGCCTCGGCCATCGTGATAAAGTCAGGGATTTGCGCGGTCAGGTCGTCGCGCGCCAAGAAGTTGGCAATCGCCGTCTGCAAATTGGTGTAGGTGTTAATCGCCATCAGATATGCCCGCCGCCAGTTCTAAAGTCACGGTTTTGGTGATCGTTCAGCCACGCCTTCCAACCTTTCGGGTTTTCCTGCGGCGTGCCAAGCGTCTCAATCAGGTGATTATACACGACGTTGGGGATTTCCGCCACATGCTGCATATGGCGCTGCGTGTTGCCGATTAGGCTGCCCTTTTGGTAATCGTTATTCATCTGCCGGTTTAGCTTTACCAGCGTGTCAAAATGCTGCTTTTGCTCAATGACAGTCGAGCCGTCACTGTTCTGGTGCATATACATTTCTTTGCCCGTCTGCGGGTCTATCTGCAAAACTCTTTTCATGTCTTACCCCTAAACGAATAGAGGGGGCAGTTGCCCGCCCCCTCCGTTATTTTACGAACCGTTGAGGTCGAAGATGGCAGCGTGTGCCTTTGGCGCGGTAGGCTTGAGCGCCCATTCCACAACGATGTGTGAAGTGGTTGCGTCGCCGTCCTTAGCCAAGTCCTGCTCAAGGAAGTTACGACCGTTGAGAGTGCAGATCGAAACGTAGTCAGGGTCGATCAAGAACACCCGGTCGTTTGAAAGCAGGCGTGATGGAACCGCCTCAACAGTACCGAAGTCGGTCAGGAAAACACTGGTAGACCCGACATATGTGACTTCTTTGGCTTTGGTCATGTTGACGTCGTTTGACACCAAGTTGCCTGACGCTGACAGGTCAGAGAAGTTGGCGCGGTTGGTAGCAGAAGCCACCATCAACCGTGGATTTCCGCCGTCTTCCCACGCATCCTGCATGCCGTCCTCGATGAGGGCAAGCGTCAACGCCCGGGCCGTGCCTGCGCTGATGACTGCTGTACCGTTGCCGCCAGAAGCGAAGGCGCCAGTCGCACCAACAGAGCCGTTGCTGATCCAGCAAGACAGCGAAGCTGATTTGCGTGGGTCAGAACCGTCACGGGCAACGTCGGTGTCACCGATTGCCTTTTCGATGTCCCGGCGCAGTTCGAGAGCCTTCAACACCTTCTGGTAGTTGTGTTCCCGTTCACGCCCGGCTGTGTCGACGGCGTCCAGAGTACCAGAGGTCGCGAAGACCTTTTTGGAAATCTGGTGGTAGTTGCCGACGCGGCTGGTAGGCGTAGCCGCAGCAGTTGAGGTGGTGGCACCTTCGTTGTGGTAGTTAGTAGCAGACGCAGCGGTCAGCTCCTGTACTTGCCACTCAGTAAAGATACCGCGAGAGGTTTCCTTCTTCACGTTCGAGAAGATTGGTGTTTCAGCCGGATCAATCCGGTAAATGATATCTGCGAGCTGTTCCTTCTCACCGACAGCAGCAGATGTTGCGAATACAGTCATTGTATTTCACTCCTTCTGGTTTAGGCTTTGTTGCCCATTAGATACTCAACAGCAGCGTCAATCGTTCCGGCGGCCTCAAACCGCTGGCGCGCTTCACGCTGAGAACGGGTAGCAACTTCGCGCTTGGTCCGTGGGCGTCCTGCCTTTGCCATCTTTGGCGCCTGACGGGCTTTTTTCTTGGCGTCGGGTTTCTTCGACTGAAGATTGTCCCACTTCCAAGCCTTGTAAAGCAATTCAATCGCGCGGGCGTCAGACGCGTTTGCGATTTCTTCTTCACTAAAGCCAATGCGGCGCTG